AAGAATCACTGGAGCCACATTGGGGATGCAGTGCAGTACTTGGCCCTGCACTACAACATTCAGGTTGAAGGTTCGTTGTACCGGCGCAACAACGCCACCAGACCCATAACAAGGCGGGACTACGCCTACACCTAGGGGATAAAAATGGAAAATCTTGGTCTGGCCATGCGGCCGCAGCAGCTAAATATTGGCGGCATCATGTCCGTTAAACCGCTGAAAACTTTGTTGGCTGAGGAGGCTACTGCTGCGGCCATAGCAAGGGCTTCTGGGCAGCAAAACGAGCCGATTGTGCAGGAGTTGGCAGCGCTTATCCGGCGTCATTGGACGTTGGCCAAGGAGGCGAAGGTGCCGATTGAAAATGCGATGCTGCAGGCCGTGGCGTCTCGCAGGGGGTTGTACACCGAGGACAAACTGCGCCAAATCAAGAGCCAAGGCGGCTCAGAGATTTACATGATGCTGTTCGCTACCAAGGCTCGGCAGGCGAAAGCGCTGTTGGCCGATGTTTTGATTGGGTCCGGATCGGAAAAGCCGTGGACGATAAACCCAACGCCCATGCCCGATTTGCCGGAACAAGACTTGGTGAACATTATGTTGGGGGCGCAAGAGTTTATAACCCAAGCGTCAATGGGCGGAGTTGAAATGTCGCAGGATGAAGTCAGGGCGCTGATTACGGCCGCCAAGGAGTATGTCCAAAACGCCAAGATGGAAACGGCCAAACGCGAGGCTATTGGCGCTGAACGGGCGCTGGAGGATTTAATGGTTGAAGGCGGTTACGCCAACGCGCTCGATCAGTTTTTGGACGATTTGACGGTATTCAAAACGGCCTTCATCAAGGGCCCGGTGGTGAGAAACTGCTACGGCATGGAATGGCAGCCGCAGCAGGACGGTACTGTGAAAGCGGTTAGCGTCAGCAAGAAAAAACTTGAGTGGGACCGGGTTGATCCGCTCAACATTTACCCAGCGCCGTGGTCGCGTAACGTGGACGATGCATTTTTGATTGAGCGCCATCGGCTTAGTCGGGGCACGCTGAGCGCCATGATTGGCGTTGAGGGTTACAGCGAGGACTCCATCCGAGCGGTGCTGGATGCGCACAACACAGGCGGGCTTCATGAGTGGCTGTCAGTAGACTCTCAGCGCGCCCACACCGAGGGTCGTCGCGGGGCCGACCCGACGGCTTCAAATGACTTGATCGACGCCCTTCAGTACTGGGGCAGCGTCAGCGGGAAAATGCTCAGGGAGTGGGGCTTGGACAAGGGCGAAATAGCCGACGACGCTAAGGAGTATGAGGTTGAGGCGTGGATGATAGGAACATGGGTTATCAAGGCCATGATCAACCCCGACCCACTAATGCGCCGGCCCTACTACGCTAACTCTTACTCGCGCACGCCGGGGGCATTTTGGCATGAGTCCCTGTTCGATTTGCTGCGGGACTGCCAGGACATGTGCAACTCATCGGCCAGGGCGTTGGCCAACAACCTCGGCATCAGCAGCGGCCCCCAGGTGGTGCTTAACAGCGATCGGCTTGCGAGTGGCGAGGCTATTACCGAAATGTTCCCGTGGAAGATTTGGCAAACTGTGTCGGACCCGATGGGGTCTTCCGCTGCGCCCATATCCTTCTTCCAGCCCCAAAGCAACGCAAACGAGCTCATGGGCGTTTACGAGAAATTCAGCAGCATGGCTGACGAGTACAGCGGAATACCTAAATATATGACAGGAACGGTTGGGGATGGCGGCGCAAGCCGAACGGCTTCGGGCATGAGCATGATGATCGGCAATGCCAGTAAACAGATCAGAGAGCTGGTTTCAAGCATCGACATGCACATAATCACCCCCAGCGTGGAACGGCTACATACTTTTGAGCTGATGCACGATCCCAAGTACGACTACCACGGGGACATCAACATTCGGGCCAGAGGCGCACTGTCCCTGGCGGTGCGAGATACAGCGCAGGTTAGGCGCAACGAGTTTCTTCAAACTACGGCCAATGAGTTTGACATGCAGATCATTGGGATTGAAGGTAGGGCAGAAGTGTTGCGGGCGTCGGCCAAAGGGTTGGACATGAATGTGGACAAAGTAGTACCGACCGTGGCGGCGATCAAAGCAAAAGCGGCGGAGGCGCAGCAAATGCAGCAAATGCAACAAATGCAACAGCAGCCCCCAGTTTCCGGCGGAAATGGGCAGGAACTGGCAAATGGGGCCCCGGTAACAGACAATTTTCAGCCCGCAGCGGCATAAAATAACTTGACAGACTAACGTGTTAGTGTATATATTCCGGTAAATGGACAAGAAATACGAGTCCCAACTCTTTGAAATGCTGGCGGCACAGCCCAAGTTCAAAGAGTGGTTACAGGACGAACTTGACAAGAAAATTACGGTTCTCATCCAAATGGGTGATGCGGAACAACTGAGACGTACCCAAGGGTATGCACAGTGTCTCCAAAACATCATTACCAAGTTGGATGAGACGATGGTGCGCAAGCGCTAACGGTTTACCCCCCTTAACGGCAATGCCGTAAGGTTTTTAACCGACGTGCTCATGGCACAGGAGAGTGAATATGGCATTGCCATCACAGGTTCAAGCTCAACTTGACCAAGCAGACGCTTTACTAACGAGCATAAACGCTCCGCCGGAAGCCAGCTTAGACCAAACAGCCGAGCCAGGAAATGTTGATGCGGGCGTAGCGCCCGTGGCACAGGTTGCAGTTGCGGTGGAACCCCCACCCAAACCCGTAGATGAGTGGGAACACCGCTACAAAAGTTTGGACGGGATCGTTCGTGGCCGGGACACAAAGATTGCTCAGCTCTCGGCTGATTTGGAGCAGACTCGTTTGGAGCTCCAGCGGCTGAGTGCGGAAAAATCCAGCAAACCTGAGTCAAGCGCTAGTAGCCCAGAAGATGTTGAGATGTTTGGGGCAGACCTAGTGGAGATGGTAAGGCGCGTCAACCGGCAAAGTCTGGGGAGCGTGGCTGAAACCATTGACAGTCGGCTAAAAACGCTTGAGCAGCGAGTTGAAGGCACCGCAGAGGCTGTTGCAACCAGCGCTAGTGAAAAGTTCATAGCAACCCTGGAAGCATCAGTACCTAATTGGGATTCGATTAACCAAAGTGACGGCTTTAAGCAGTGGCTTGGTGAGGAAGACCCGGTGTATGGCGTACCCCGCCAAAGAGCGCTGAAACATGCGGAAGACACGCTGAACGCCGCTAGGACGATCAGGATTTTTCAGACTTTTCAAGGAAGTTTGGCTCCTGCCGTCATTGCCCCAAAAGTCAACAGCTTGGACAGACAAGTGGCTCCACGCGCTGTGGCTTCAGTTGCGCCAACGGGACAGGACTTGCGAATCATTACGACCGCCGAGGTGGATTCATTTTACCGGGACGTAGCGCAAGGGAGGTACCGAGGGAACGAGGCAGAGCAACAGCGCAGGGAGATTGAAATTAACGCTGCCCTGAGCGAACAACGCATCCGATAGGATATTCGCCATGGCAGCCCTGAAATTAGGGGTTTACCATGGCATATCCAATTAGTTCGAGTAGTTCTGGCAATAACGTCAACTACACCACCAATCCCACGTACGCGGGTACGTTCATCCCAGCGGTTTGGTCCGCCAAGCTGAACGCTAAGTTCTACGCTGCATCTGTTTTTGGGGACATCTCAAACACCGATTGGCAAGGAGATATTAGCGGAATGGGCGATAAGGTCACCATCAACCTAGCTCCGACACTAACCGTGTCTAACTATGTTGCGGGAACCGCGCTGAGCTACCAAGTCCCTGTGCCCAGCACATTGGACTTGTTGATTGACAAAGGCAAGTACTTTGCGTTCAACGTCAATGATGTTTTGGAATACCAGTCCAAACCAAATTTGATTGACATGTTCAGCACCGATGCGGCAGAGCAAATGCGCATTGCCATCGACAGCACGGTTGTTTACAACACGTTTTACGGCTCGGATGCGGCAAACAGGGGCGTGACGGCGGGGAAAAACTCTGCGTCGTACAACCTGGGTAGTGACGCAGTGCCCATTACGCTTACCCCCGCGCTGGCGCTCCAGAAAATTTTGGAGCTGTCTTCTGTGCTGGACGAGCAGAATGTGCCTGATGCCGGCCGTTGGTTGGTGTTAGACCCGTATACCCGTGCAATGCTGATGCAATCTAACCTGTCGCAAGCTCAGTTTATGGGCGATACGACTTCAATGGTTCGCAACGGCAAGATCGGCTCCATTGACCGCTTTACGGTGTACGTCAGCAATCAGCTCCCCAAAGGAGCTGCTTCTGCGGCTGCGTGGATTTCTGGCGACGGTAGCGAGAACGCCATTGCGTCCGGTGCCAGCGGGGTAAAACGTCGGGCAATCATAGCGGGCCACAAGTCCGCCATTACGTTTGCCTCGCAGATTACCAAGATGGAAACGGTGCGGAACCCCAATGACTTTGGAGACTTTATTCGTTCGCTGAACGTGTTTGGCTACAAAGTCGTTAAGCCAGAATCCCTGGCTACCCTGATCGTTGTCTAACGTGTTAGTGTGGTAAGCTACCCCAGTTCTTCGCGGAACTGGGGTTTTTATTACAAGGGTTTATGGCATCAATCGATGTTTTTTTGTCTCGGCTCATGCCATCCGTAATAGGCTGCCCGGATGTTCTAGCACGTCAGGCGATCCTAGATTCGGCGATTGAGTTCTGCGAAGAGACCCAAATCATCCAAGTGATCAGCGAGCCACAGGACGTGACAGCGGAAGTCGGTGTTTATGACTTGGATTTACCTGCCGGACAAGGTGTTGTCGCTACACTAAAAGCGTGGTACGGGACAAATCTGCTGGGGTCTACTCCAATTGCCCAGGTCAATAATATTTTGGCCTATGTAGGCAGCGCGGGAACGCAAAGCCCTGTTTTGGGAACCCCAACCAGTTTCTTTGAGTTTTCTCCGGCGGTGATTGGGCTGTACCCCATTCCAGATGTTTCGGGGGTGGGCATGTTCAGCGCCCGAGTGGCCACTAAACCGCTGCGGACCGCAACCGTAGTTGACAATATTTTGTACCAAGATTGGGCAGAAGCCATTGTTGCTGGGGCTAGGCAAAAGATTCACTCCATGCCGGAACAGTTTTTCAGCTCGGACGCCAAGGCCGCTCAAGCGCTAGCCCAGTTCAGGAGCCTCGTAAATAGGGCAAAAAGC